ATGGAACAGTCTGGTGTAGTGGGGTTAACCATCGAAGGCCAAGCCGAACGGATCGTCAGCTTCCGGGAGGCACCGTTCTGCACGCAGCTCGTGCTGGCGGAAATGATGGGCGTCGAGCAGATCACCGAAGACGTGGTGCGCGGCTGGGTGGAAACCTACACCCTCCCGACCGTGAAGATCGGCCGCCGTCGCGTCATCAACCTGCACCGCATCCGCCGCGACATCGAGCGGGGCAAGTCGGTGTTCTGCCAGGGGGATTACGCCGATGAATGAGGCTATCGACCATGAGCGCCTACAACCGGCTTCCCCACGCACCGGACTGCGACTGCTCTGTCTGTTGGTCCAGACGCGAAATGGCGAAACCCGCTCCCTCCCCGTCCACACGCTGCGCCCAATGCCGCCCCGCCTCTGCGCGGCCGATTCGCACGCTGCAAATGGGCTGCATCGGTGGAACCTGGAAGCCTCTGGTCTCGGAGTGGCAAGTGGAACCGGCCTATATCTGCGAGAAGCACACGCCACCCGAGCGCCCCGCGAAGTGGTGGAGCGTTGCTTACCAAGATTCAACCTCGGCGCCGAGCGAGCAGTTTCCGTTCTAGCCGAAACCCCGACCGAGGCCGAACAGGTCCAGGGCCGCGCTCCCGGCTCGTCGGATCACGCTTCACCGATCCGGCGAACGGAAGCACGGGCGGAGCGCACCCTTGACCCTGCACGAACAGAAACAGCCTCCGCTCGTGAGTGTGGGGCAGCTTCACCGCCCCGCGCTCCCGAGCCCTCGGCGGCAAGAGTGGGATGACAAGGGCAAAGCCCTTGGTGTTAACCAACTAGAGAACACGCACAACGCGAAGTTTTAACCGGTAGGCCAAGTAACAGATCACCTCGGCGAACTTGCGAGTTCACCGGTTCGGGATCGCTCGGCCTGCAGAAAGCAAAGCCGCGCAATAAAGCGCAACTAGAGAGAGGAAACACAAGATGGCACGTTCGACTATGGAAGTTGCATTTCTCGGCACTCAGAAACTCGCCTTCAGCCAAAACGGCAGCGAAGTAAAGATCGTCAAAGTCTTCTATGGCGATGAGCCGGACGGCCAGACCGAAAACGGCCTGTCCATCGTCAGCATGGATGTTCCCCTGGAAGTGGCCGACGAAGTGTTCGCCTCCGGCGCCAACTTCGAACCGCTGGAAACCGTCCGCATCCACTTCGAGGTTGCCCGAGCCGGCAAACAGAAGGGCAACAATCTCTGCCTGCACTTGGAATCGGTGAAGCCCGCCACCCAGGCCGCCAAGCCCACCCAGCAACCGACCCCAACCGCCAAGCCATCCGGCACCCAGCCGGAACCGGCCAAAGCGAACTAACCGGGAGGGGCGGCCATGCTGATCGATGACCGGGTGTACTGCGACTGCTGCGGCAACGACATGGGCAAGCTCATGGCGCTGCCCGCGCCGCAAAGCGACCTACTGCCCGACCTCAGCCTGCCGCCCCACTTCGCCGTCTGCCCTGACTGCGAACCCTCCGAACAAACCGCCGACCTTGAGGCCGGCGAATGACTTACGCGCTCACCTGCGACGGCACCGTCTCGGTCGATGCAGGCGGGGCGCCCCTGTGTTCCGGGGGCTGGGTCCTGATCCAGCTTCCAGAACAGTTCGACCCGAGCCAGCTGGACCCTGCCGTATTGGCCCAGGTGTTCGGGATCGGATTCACCCTCGTAACCACTGTGCTGTTGATCGGCATCGGCTGTAAGGCCGTTCTCGACTTCCTCAAGCACGCCTGAAAACCCATTTGGAGTGACCACCATGCAAAACCTCAAACGCGTCTCCCGCGATCTGGCCCTCGCCGTTCCCTTCGCCATCGCGGCGTCTGCCTCCCACGCCGCCGGCTGGGACTACAGCACCCTGACCGATGGCGTGGACTTCTCGACCATCGCAACCGGTGTCCTCGCCGTCGCAGCCCTGCTGGCAGCGGTTTATGCCGGCATCAAGGGTGCCCGCGTCGTCCTCGGCTTCCTGCGTTCGTAACGCTCACCAGCAACCCGGGCCGGCCTAGTGCCGGCCTTTCTCTTAGCGAGGTAGCCATGCAAGCGCTCTGGGAGTTCGCCTTCTTCTGCATCGGATCGGCCTGCGCTTACGCGATCTTTTCGAGGTGGTAGGGATGAAAGCTCAAGGCCGCATATGCAGCTTGTTGCTGCTATTTTTCTCGTTGCTGTCCATGCAAACAGCGGCAGCAGACGAGTTCTTCTGGCGGGCCAACTACTCGGGCGGCATACCCAAGCCAACGCCGCTTGAATCGTGCAAGGCGGCAAATACCAACGTCAGCTACGTCAGCAAGGTCGATGACACGCGATACAACTGCCATCAGTACAACGGCCCTGTTCTGTTTCAAACGCTCCGCTATGCCATCAGCTGCACCAATGCCCAGCAATGGGATTGGGACGCCGGTCGGTGTGTCGATATTCCTCAGCCCAAGCAGTGCGAAGCCACCAACGGCCAGACCGTCAGCCACGAACATCTGATGAAGGCCGCTGTGGGCCAGCCGACCATTGACCCTCCGGGCTCGGTCTGCGGTAACGGTTGCCAGTACGCCTTCACCTACACCGCCGCCTCCAACGTCTACGTCTACACCAGCGGCAACCCGCCTGGTGTATTCGGCGTTTACGCCTATACCGGCAACGGCATCGAGTGCAACGAAAGCACGCTGCAAACGCCCGGCAACCCGTCCGAGGGCGATACCCAGGATCCGGATGACACACCGCCACCCGAGGATGGCGACAAGTGCCCCGAGGGCTACACCTACAACGGCACATTCTGCTCCCCGGATACCCCGCCAGATCCTGATCCGGACCCGACCGACCCAACGGACCCAACCGATCCCACTGACCCCGACGATGGCTCGGGTGATGGTGGTTCAGGCGGGGGCGGTTCTGATGGCGGTTCCGATGGCGGGTCGGGTGATGGCGACGGCTCCGGCGATGGTTCGGGTGATGGTGACGGCGGCAGCTCGGGCGGTGGCGATGGTGGCACCGGTACTGGTGATGGCGAAGGCGAGGACGAAGAAGGCGAAGGCTCCGGCCCTGGCTTCTGCGATGGTGGTGACTGCTCGTTCGTCGCACCGAGCTACTTCGACGGCGCCGACAAAGTGCCGGGGTTCGACGAATCCCTGTCCCGCGTCTTCGATGGCATCCGCAATTCGCCCCTGGGCAGCGCGGTCGGTGCCATTTCCTTTCCGTCCGGCTCCGGTGCCTGCCCATCCGGAACGGTGACCTTGTTCGGCAAGCCGATCACCTTCGATGGTCATTGCGCCCTGTGGGGCGAGATCTCCGGAATCTTCTCCGCGCTCATGCTGGCCGTCTGGTGCCTGCTGGGCGTTCGTATCGTCCTGTCCTCGTGAGGTGCCGCCATGCTTGAGAAGCTAGGTCGTTTCATTGATTGGGTGTGGGCGTTCCCCGCCCAGATATTCAAATGGCTCCAGGATGCCTTCGACTCAGTTATCGACTTCATCGAAACCCTGCCGCAGTGGATCTTCTTCCAACTGTCCGAAGGCATCGTCTCGTTCTTCAATGCCATTCCGGTGCCGGACTTCTTCTACCAGGCCGGCGGCGCTATGCAGTCGATCCCGTCAGAGGTGCAGTTCTTCGCCTCCATGTTCCGGCTCGACTTCGGCGTCACCACGGTGCTGCTGGCGTACCTGATCCGCTTCGTCATCCGCCGTCTGCCAATCATCGGGTGACCTATGGCCATCGACGCATACACCGGCATGCCCGGCCATGGCAAAACCTACGGAGTCGTTGAGCACGTCATCATCCCCAGCCTGAAACAGGGCCGGCATGTGGTGACCAATATCCCGCTCGAGGTCGATGCGTTGCTGGCCGAGTTCGGCGGCACCATCGCCCAGCTACCGGCAGACTGGTTCGAGCGCCGCGATCTTTCCGAGCTGGCCCCCAACGGCTGCGTGCTGGTTCTCGACGAACTCTGGCGCCGCTGGCCCAAGGGGCAGAAGACCAACGCGGCAGCACTCGAAGACAAGGCGCTGTTGGCCGAGCACCGGCACCGGGTCGATGAAAAGGGCCAGTCCATGCGCGTGGTGCTGGTCACCCAGGATCTGGAGCAGATCGCCACCTGGGTCACCCTGCTGGTCGAAACCACCTACCGCATCGTCAAGAAGTCCAAGAAGTACTACCGGGTCGATATCTACCGAGGCGCCGCCAAGGGCCAGCGGCCACCGAAAACCGCCCTGCTGCGACAGACCGCCGGGACCTTCAAGCCCACCGTGTGGTGCTACTACAAGTCGGCCACGCAATCGGCCACGGGCGATGTGGGTGATGAATCCAAGGCCGATGGGCGCGCCTCGCTGCTGCGCTCCTGGGGCCTGTGGGGGCTGATCGGCATCGTCACCATCTGCGGTGTCTTCGGCGTGATGGGCGTGCGCTCGTTCTTCAGCACGCCGGTCGTACCCAAACCACCCGAGCCTGCGCCTGTGGCAGCGCCTGAACCCCAGCCCGCACCGTCGCGCACCTCCCGTGCCGCTACCGCCGTTTACAGCAAACCCGAAGGGCCGGTCATGTCGATGACATGGCGCGTGGGTGGCTACGTCATGGCCCCCGTGGGCTCATGGCGACCACCTGCGTCCCAGGAGCCGGAGCCAGACGGGATCTACTGGCAGAACACCGGAAACGCCAAGCCAGTGAGCAAGACCGCCCGCGTAGTCCTCGTTTCGAACAGCGGATTGACCCGCGTTGTACCGCTCGGGGAGTGCCGCTTCTTCGCCGGACAGATGGATATGTACTGCGACATCGACGGCGAACGCATCACGCCCTGGACGGGGCGAGGTGCGGTTACCAGCGTGATTGATCCAGTGGCGTCGCTCAGTTCTACGCGCCGCGAGCCAGACGCCGGCGGTCGCCAGCGTAGCGCATCGGGCGCCGGCGTCGGCGCGGCGGCGCCCCGCTGACGTCCCTGTAACACGTCAGATAACCACTACTAAGCAACCACAGTAATCCAGAGTAAAGGGGAAAACGGAATGGCCAATAAGGACTTCAAACGAATCGACCTCATGACCGGGTTGGAAGACTCGCAAAGCAGACTATTCGTCGACCCGGGCACCGCTCGGATAGTCGATCTATCCAAGGTCCGCTTGCTGCGTTGCGGCGTCGATACGGTCCGCCAGCTGTACCGCGGACTGATCCGTCCCGAGATCATGGCGCTGTTTGAGAAACCGGGCGCAATGGTCCAGTTCGCTGGCGAGTTCTGGCATGCCGGTCGTGTAGGTCGGGACTCGGGGTACCAGTACAAGCTCCAGAACGCTGATCTTGGTTTCATCCTGCTCATCAAGAATTTCAACGCGAAGCTGGAACAGATCGGTCCACACCTGAAAATCGAAGTGTCACCGCACGCCATCGACGCGTTGTCGCCTGAGCGCCTGCAAGAGCGCATGGACTATTACGCCGCAGCCGTGATGACCCACCGCGAACGAAACCAGTGCGCCGTCCATCTGGCGTTGGATCTTCAAGGCTGGCAACCGCCAGTGGATCTGGTAGCTCGCCTGCACTGTCGCGCCAGGACGCACCGAGATATCACAGGTATCAACCAGATCGAGTGGGCCACCAAGTCCAGCGTCTACGGTCGTGGTGAAACGTCCATGTTCGGTTCCGCTGGTGGCGTCCAGCTGTGTATCTACAACAAGACTGAACAGGCCCGCGCAACCGATAAGCTCGACTTCTGTGAAAGCATCTGGCGTCGCCGGGATTCGTTCGATCCGGCCGATCCCGAAAACTACGATCCAGAAGCGGACGTGTGGCGGATCGAGCTTCGCTATCACCATTCGGTGATCCAACAATTCGCCAGCGGCTCAATTGATGCGAAGACCGGCAAAGCCCTCGAAACGGACTCCTATGCCGCCTTCTCAGCCCATCTGGACGGTCTGTGGCGCTACGGGCTGGGTCAATTCAAGCTGCTCGCCCGCCCCGGCTATTTCGAGCCCATCTGGACGCTGATCCGCGACGATATTCGTGTCGATGTGCCGGTCGATTCACTAGTCGATGAAACCGAATACAAGCGCTACTACAAGACCTCTCGGGGCTTCTCGGGCAAGAACGTGGAGCTGTTCCTGGGAAACTTCGTAAGCCTGCTGGCAAGGGAGCGAGTGGGCGCTAAGACCGCATTTGATCGACTGAAGGAATGGGAATGCTGGCCGGTGATTCGTGACCACTACGCCTCGAAGGATATGACAGAGCGGGACCTGTACAAGCACATCAAGAACCTGCTCCAGGAACGGCATGTGCGATGGGGTCGCGCTGTATGACGGCACGCAAGGACGGTAAGACCTGGACGGCTGACTTCTACGAAAACGGGAGAAGCGGACGCCGTATCCGCAAGAAAGGCTTTCTGACCAAGGCCGCTGCCCAGCGATACGAAACGGACTTCTTCAAGAGCCTGACGCTAACCGGGCGACCGCTGGATGATCGGCTGTCGGATCTGGTGAATCTATGGCATCAGCTGCACGGCTGCACGCTCAAAGACGAGAAGACACGCCTGTCGAGAACGCTGGCGATCGCGAAACGGCTTGGCGATCCACTCGCCTCGTCCTTCGACGCACTGGCGTGGGCGCGGTATCGGCAACAGCGGTTGAAAGTGGCGTCGCCACATACCGTCAACCATGAGCAACGCTACCTGTCCGCCGTGTTCTCGGAGCTGATCCGGCTCGGTGCCTGGGTAGGAAAGAACCCGCTCGCGAATGTCCGACAGATCAAGACCGATCAGGTAGAGCTGACCTTTCTCACCCTGCCGCAGATCCGCCAGCTGCTCGAAGAGTGCAAGCGCTCCACCAACAATCACACCTACCCCGTCGCCCTGCTCTGCTTGGCTACCGGTGCCCGCTGGGATGAAGCCGAGTCGCTGACCCGCGCCGCGATATACGGTGGCAAGGCTCATTACCATCGCACCAAGAATCGCCAGTCGAGATCCGTACCGATTCCAAAGGATGTTGAGGATCTGGCGTTGAAGGTGGGTATGCCTGGAAACGGTCGGCTATTTATGCCCTGCCGGTCGGCTTTCCGGTGTGCCTACAAGCGTTGCGGCTTCGACACACCGGGCCAGATGACTCACATCCTACGCCACACGTTCGCGAGTCATTACATGATGGCCGGTGGTGACATTCTCGGCTTGCAGCGAATCCTGGGACACTCATCGATCACGATGACCATGCGCTACGCGCACCTGTCGCCGGATCATCTGGAATCTGCGCTTCGCCTATCTCCACTTATCCAAAGCGGCTATGCCGTGGTATCCGTTTAACATTTCTGCAAGTATGCTATCAATGATTGCATTGGATTCATTCGGAGGTTCTATGGCCAGCATTACGATCCGAAACCTTGACGACGACCTGAAGGCGCAGCTGCGCGTTGTAGCTGCTAGTCATGGGCGCTCGATGGAAGAAGAAGCCCGAATCATCATTCGGCAAGCCCTGTCGCGTCAGGAAAAGCGTGGCGGGCTGGGTACTCGCATTCACTCCCGTTTTGCTACGGTCGGCGGTGCGGATCTCGCCTTGCCTGAGCGAAAAGATAAGGCCCGAGCAGCGAGCTTCGATGAATGATCCTGCTTGATACCAATGTGCTGTCCGAGCTCATGCGAGCCAAGCCAGCACCGCAAGTACTTGAGTGGGTCGACGCCCAGCCGGCGAGCGAGTTAGCGATCAGTGCGATCACCGTCGCTGAGATTCTTTATGGCATTGCCAGAATGCCGGACGGCAAGCGCAAACAAGGGCTGCTCGACATAGCCTCGGCCATGTTTGACGAAGATTTCGCCGGCAGTATCTTGCCGTTCGATGCAGACGCAGCCGTCCACTACGCAGAGATAGCCGCCGCGACCGAAGCGAAGGGTCGGATAGTAGATATGGCAGATGCGCAGATCGCTGCGATTGGACGGCTACACGATGCAGTCATCGCGACTCGCAATACCCGTCATTTCGAGCCGTTGGGAGTGGCGTTGATCGATCCCTGGAGCGGGCGGGGGTAA